GGCATATATATTCTCCTATGTGTATCTGCAACCTATCCATAAATGGGACATTTGTATGAATAATGAAGTGAAGTTACTCGACCATGGATATTTGAAAGTGATTGAAACCTGGGGCTCCGATGCACGCATTGTGGAAGCGGCGCGCATGAGCACCAACAAAGGTTTTGAAGGCTGGGGACCCATTACCAAACAGGTGCGTCAGTGTCGGAATTGCAGAATCCGCGACGACGAACCAGGTGGACAAGACACGGACATTTGTCCCGTCACACAGGCCTGGGACGCGGTGTTCGACAATGCACACCACCACTGGTATACACGGCCGACTGACATCCAAGTGCCTGGTGATGAAAAGCTGCTGAAGTTTCTATGGGATCACAAGCACGCGACCCCCTTTGAAATGGCGGGGATGATCATTGAAGTGCAGGCACCCATTGTCGTCTTTCGTGAATGGCATCGCCATCGCACCCAGTCGTATAATGAAATGTCTGGACGCTACACCAAGCTCCCCGACCTGTATTATGTGCCCTCCATCGACCGTCTGATGAACGCAAAACAGGCGACCGCGAACAAGCAAAGCAGCGTGGTGGGATTTTCGGAACTCGACGCCATCCAACTGCAAAATTCTTTTGAAACCATGTACCACGCCTCACGCGATGCCTACGAACAACTGCTCAGCCAAGGGGTGGCGCGGGAAGTCGCGCGCCTGGTGTTGCCCGTCGCACAATACTCGCGGATGCGGGCCAGCGCCAATCTTCGGAACTGGCTTGCGTTTCTCACGCTCCGCATGGACCCTGCCGCGCAGTGGGAAATCCGTCAGTATGCGAATGCACTTGGTGATTGTATCCATGAGGCGTTTCCGCGCACATGGGATCTGTTTCAACCCTCACGATAACTCGGAGATAGTATGCCGCTTACCCCATCAACGGAGATGTCTTTGTATTCCACATTCATTCACCAAAGTCGCTATGCGCGTTGGTTGGGAGACGAACAACGTCGGGAAACCTGGAGCGAAACCGTGCGCCGCTATTTTGATTTCTTCCAGGTGCACCTCAAAGAGAAACATGGATACACGATTCCAAAGGATGCCCGTCTGAAACTTGAAACTCTGGTGCTCGCTCGCGAGGTCATGCCATCGATGCGTGCCTTGATGACTGCGGGACCTGCATTGGAACGCGAGAATATGGCCGGGTTCAACTGTTCCTATGTGGCGATTGACCGCCCGACTGCGTTTGACGAGGTGCTCTATATTCTCATGAATGGGACGGGTGTTGGGTATTCCGTTGAAAGCAAGTATGTGTCCAAGCTCCCTGTGATTGCGGAACAGTTTCAAAAAACAGAAACGACGATTGTGGTGCCCGACAGTAAGCTCGGTTGGGCGAAAGCCGCCCGTGAATTGATTGCTTTGCTGTATGCGGGACAAATTCCCTCATGGGATGTGAGCAAGCTCCGGCCTGCGGGTGCGGTGCTCAAGACCTTTGGGGGACGTGCATCGGGACCCGATCCTTTGGTGGGATTGTTTCAATTCGCCAGCGCGTTGTTCCAGCGGAATGCCGGCAAGCGATTGTCCACGTTGGATTGCCATGATTTGGTCTGCAAAGTCGCGGATACTATCGTCGTCGGTGGTGTGCGCCGGTCGGCTCTGATTGCCCTATCGGATCTCAATGATGATTTGATGCGCAGTGCCAAAAGTGGACGATGGTGGGATGAAAATCCTCAACGTGCGCTGGCGAACATTTCCTATGTCGCCGATGCGCGTCCGAAGGCAGGATTGTTCATGAAGGAATGGTTGTCCTTGTATGAATCGCGTTCGGGCGAACGCGGCATTTTCTCGCGTCTTGCCGCCCGCACGCAATGTGCTGCGACGGGACGACGTGATCCCGACCATGAATGGGGTACCAATCCGTGCTCGGAAATCATTCTCCGCAGTCGCCAGGTGTGCAATCTCACTGAGGTCGTCGTGCGCGCCCATGACACCGAAGAAACGCTCCGAGATAAAGTCGAAGCGGCGACGGTGTTGGGTACCTGGCAAGCGACCTTGACCGACTTTCGTTTCCTTCCTGCTGCATGGGCAAAGAATACCGAAGAAGAACGACTCTTGGGTGTTTCGCTGACCGGCATTTGGGATTGTCCATTGACGTGGTATGCGTCCTTCGCTCCACACAATCAAGGTCTCGGCGCATTGCTGGAAACACTCAAGACTCATGCAGTGGACACCAACAAGGCCCTCGCCAAGAAACTGGGCATCAACCAGTCCGCCGCAATTACGTGTGTGAAGCCAAGCGGCACGGTGAGCCAGCTTGTCGAATGTGCCTCGGGTATCCACCCACGTCATAGTGAGTATTACATTCGCACCGTGCGTCTTGATAAGAAAGATCCGATGTGCCAATTCATGATCGATCAGGGCTTCGCGCACGAGGATGAAGTGCTGCATCCCAATCAGACCATGGTCTTTTCGTTTCCGCAGAAATCTCCTGATGGTGCGGTCACAAAGGATGCGCTCTCGCCCGTGGACCATTTGGAAATGTGGCGCACGTATCAGAATCACTGGTGCGAGCACAAGCCGAGTGTCACGATCAGCGTGAAAGAACACGAATGGCTCGGTGTGGGCGATTGGGTCTATCGCAACTATGAGCAGATTTCGGGGATCTCCTTTCTGCCAGCATCCGACCATGTTTACCAACAGGCGCCATACCAAGAATGTGATGCAGCTACATATGAGAAGCGGCTTGCGGAGATGCCTACGTCGGTGAATTGGCATAAGCTCTGTGATTACGAGAAAACGGATCAGACATTAGGAACGCAGGAGCTTTCGTGTTCTGCGGGTGTCTGCGAACTCCCATAAAGGATACTATGGCAGAAACACAGCATCGGCTGACGACGGAATGCACAGAATGTGGCACGACATTTACGGTACGCTCTGTGACGACAGAATCGGTGCAATTTTGCCCATTCTGCGGCGACAATCTCGCGCTCGCGTTCAATGATTTTAATGGCGCACCATCGCTAGAAGAAGATGATCTCGATGAGGAGGATCTTGAAGGGTTCAATACGGACGACGACGAGTAGGCGGTGCCTAGCAATTGGCGCCTCGCCATTGAGGCCGCAGGAAAGATGAGGGAGTGGGATGAAGTTATCCATCGGTTGCGATTATTCCATGAGTTGCCCAGCGGTGTGCGTCTACGAGCCGACGAACCCCCAATTTTGGTACGCTCATGCCGAGAAGGATGCGAGCTTTGTCAACGTGACGCACTCGGAGATCCCCGCTGAAGCCGTCGTCGCTCGCGCAGGAACCATGGCATGGAATCTCATTGAATGGTTATTGGACTTCAATCCGACCGAACTCTACATCGAAGATTATGCGTTCGCTGCCACGGGACGAGTGTTCCACATTGGCGAACATGCGGGCATTCTAAAATACGTCTTGCAACAAAATAGTATTGCCGTGCGCGTGGTGCCCCCGACGGTAATCAAAAAGTTCGCCACCGGTAAAGGTAACGCGGACAAGGAGAAGATGACAAATGCGTTTTTGGTAGATTATCCCCCTGCACGAACCTGGGTGCTGCACTTCTTTCCCCGCTACAAAGATGGCGCACTCTTGGCCAAATCCCCATTGGCCGACTTGGCAGATGCTTACTGGTTAGCAAAGTACGCCTACTCACTTTAGGCTTTACTTAACCAGCTCAGTCTGCTACACTTAAACCTTAACTGAAAGGAGAATACAATGCGTTTATTTGCGCGTTGCGTCCTTGCTATTGCTTTGGTCGTTTCATCATATACGTCCGTGGATGCGAAAACCACTCGACCTGTGAAGAAACCCGCAGTAGCGGCGCCTATTCTACCACGAACGAAGATTGATGTGTTGGGTCATTTGATTCCCGATATTCATGCGTCGGCGGCCGTCGTTGTGAACCCTGAAACAGATGAAGTGCTATGGGAGCAGGATGCCGATGTGTCTCGCTCTATTGCGAGCATCACGAAGATCATGACGGCCGAAGTGGTGCAAGAGAATGATATAGACCCCGACACCCTGGTGACCATTACCCCTGCGGACGTGCGAAATGCGTCTCATACGTTCCTACGCGCACAAGACCGCATCACCGTGCGAGACTTACTGCACCTCATGCTCGTGGCGTCAGATAACGTGGCGGCGCGTGCGCTCGCTCGCACATCACCACAAGGCGCGGTGGGATTTGTGGAACGTATGAACGACAAGGCCTTTGAGATGGGATTGTTTCAAACGACCTATGTGGACCCATCGGGTCTGTTGGTGGGGAATGTGTCCACCGCTCGCGACATGGCGCGTCTACTCATGTACGTTCTTGAGGATGACGAACTTACGGAGATCATGCAGGAGCCCGTTCATACCGTGCGAATTGGCAAACGACTTGTGTCGGCGCCCTCGACGGATCGTCTTTTGGGCAAGCTGAATATTGTCGCCGCCAAGACGGGCTTCATCAACCAATCGGGATTTTGTATTGCCACGGTTGTGCGCTTGGAGTCGGGCCGCAATATCGTCATCGTCGTCTTGGGCGCGCGAACAAATGCCGACCGGTTCCTTGAAGTGCAGAACATCTACAAGTGGGTGGAATTGCAGCGGGTGACGGAAGTCCCAACGGCCTGTGGTCCCTATCCTGATGAGGTGAGCCCGCAGGGGAAGGCCTTTATCAAATGGCATGAGGGCTTCTGGAGCCGTGCGTATCGTGACTCGGGTGGCTATGCAATTGGCTACGGAATGCACTCATGGAAGGGCAAGCGGGTCACCGCCACCTACCCCAAGCTCGTAACCGTTGCCGAAGCCGACGAAGAATTTGATCGGCAACTGCGTGTCTATCAGGATATCGTTGAAGCGAACGTTTGTGGAACGCTGAATCAATCGGCGTATGACGCGCTGGTGAGTGTGGCGTGGAACCTGGGTCGCGTCAATACGGTGATTATTGCTAAATACGCGCAGCAAGGCATTCTATCCGTGCAGGATTTTACGAGCACGGCGACGGTACACAATCGTCCAAATTGGTCGCTTCAAGCTCGACGTATCCGAGAATTTCTGTTCTTCAGTGGCGACTATAATGCCGCGATGGACACACATGTGCGCAACGCTCATGATGTGCAACGGCTCTTGTATGGTGTGCGCTTTCTGAGGATTGACATTTCCCTTATGAACTAGCGAGGTTCCGCATGGTCCAACCAACGAAACTTGAAGCCATGTTGCTCCATCTACTCCACAAGCCTGGTCCGTCAGGGCGCCCCTGGGTGTCTGTCACTGTGCCAGGATATCCAAAGTTTACGAGAGACGACGTAGAACACGAACTATACCAAGCCAAACGTCATTGGTATAGTTGGATACTTGGTGACCAGCGTCCCAAAAATAAACCTTGACTTCCGACTGGTATTTTGTTATACTTGTAGTGTTGCATAAGTAGATGACAATCCCCTTACAGCAGACCGGCCAATTTGCGTTGACCGACGCGGCTGTCGCCCAGATTTTGAAGCGTAACGCCCTGAATACAAACGGCTTACGTATCTCAATCAAGGGCGGCGGCTGTTCAGGCTTGACATATGTGTTCGGATGGAGTATAATTGCTCCTGACGATGAGACGTTTGAGCGTAATGGTGCTTGCGTGTTCATTGACCGAAAGAGTTTTGTGTTCTTGCGCGGGACAGTGTTGGATTACGATGACAACCTGCTTGTGCGGAACTTCGTGCTTCGCAACCCAAACGTGGTATCTACGTGCGGTTGCGGAGCATCGTTTGGAGTGTAGTGCTGGTGGCAAAATCTACTCATTAGGGTAGAGCCCAGCCGTCGGGTTAATACCAGTGGGAGTTGATACCCACAACGGACGGTCAGCACATTTTGGGCGCGTGATGTAACGGGAGCTTGGCTGGTTTGCACCCAGTATGTGAGAGTTCGATTCTCTCCGTGTCCACCAAGTAGTCTGAGGCATGGGTTCGAATCCCATACGGGCCACAACAACAACTGGGCGGCGCCCAGGGCCCGTTGGTGTCAGGGGTAGCATCCAGGCGTCGATATTTCGGCATGGGAGCGATCCCTACCTTGCTCCGTTTTTGGGTTTGGGCGCGAGGGACAGTGAAAACCCTTTTTGATTATGGCGAACATCTTTTTCATCAGTGATACCCACTTCGGACAAGAGAGTATCATCCATTTTCTGCGACCCGATGGGACCCCGATGCGCCCTTTCGCGAATGCGGACGAGATGGACGAGGCGTTAATTGCGAACTGGAACGCGGTGGTCCGTCCGCAAGACCATGTGTACCATTTGGGTGATGTCGCGATGAAGCGGAAGCTGATTCCGCTGATTGGCCGATGTAATGGGCACAAGCGGCTGTTGACAGGGAATCATGACATTTTCGACACCAAGAAAGACTATCTTCCGTGGTTTGAGAAGATTTACGGTACGCGATACATAGGGAACTTGCTCCTGTCGCACTACCCAATCGATAAGGGTAGCTTGAAGCCGGAGTGGACGAATGTCCACGGACATACGCACGCGAATGAGCCAATGTTCGGCATTGACGGGCGTTTGGGACCACGCTACTTGAACATCTCCTGCGAGTGGACGAATTATGCTCCAATCGCGTTTGAGGAAGTTTTGGGGCTGGTCGAGTTGCAGAAACGACGTGCTAATATTCTAGCGACTGCGGATAAATAACGCTAGAATATTAGCACATGCCCTACAAGAATCATGAGGACCAGCTTGCTGCAACTCGGAGGCACTATCAGGAGAACAAAGCTTACTACAAAGCGAAATGTTCCCGAAACACCCCGATTACACGGCAATATTCGAAGGATTATCTTTCGAAACATCCGTGCGTAGATTGTGGTGAGGATGATATCATTGTGCTGGAATACGACCACGTGCGCGGGAAGAAGCGCAGCACGCTTTCGCGCATGATTCAAAACAACTGCTCTCTTGCAACAGTCAAGAAAGAGATAGCAAAATGCGACGTTCGGTGTGCAAATTGCCACCGACGGAAAACCGCAAAAGAGTGGGGATACAGTTAGTGCTCCTGTCGTTCAACGGATAGGATGGCGGTCTACGAAACCGGCGATTGAGGTTCGAATCCTCATGGGAGCACCACAAGGCGCCGAGCAACTGCAAGGTTGGGCTCGGGTAGTTGGCCGACAGCAATGAGCGACTTCTGCTAAAGGGGAAGTCACTGCCGGAATTTTAAGAGCGAGCACCCGATTGTGTATCTCCACCCGCAACTCAGCCCGACAACCAGAGAGGACCAACAATGAAGACCACGACACCCGACACGATGACGAGCACGATTTCTGTCCGTCTGACCCCCGACGAGCGCCGCACGCTGGAACAGCGTGCCGGCCTAGAGCTACGCACCGTCAGCAACTACGTCCGCAAGGAGCTACGGAACGTGTTGAGCAAGGAAGGAGCGTAACCGATGAAGTTGTTGACCAAACGGGAAGCCGAAGAGTTGTTGCGACAAGCGAAGCTGGCCGTTGGAATATCAGCAGGACGCCTTTCTGTTGATTGATACCCGAGCCAGATAAAGTTGGGATTTAGGCGGTCCCACAATTTCAAGAGCCCTGCGGCGCTGATCGCGCGAGAGTCCGAATGGGAGTGATAACCCAGGGTGGGACTTGAGGCTGATAAACGCGGGATAGTTACACACGCTTATCTCAATAGTAGAGAACGCGGCCGATAACCGTGCTACGGTGGGGCAGTACCATCAGCGTGTACCATTTTGTTGGAAAGTAGTCCGTAATTGGTACCGGGCTTGACTGTTAATCAAGTGCGAAAGCCGTTGTAGGTTCGACCCCTACCTTTCCAGCCATTTTAGCATGTAATTCGGTGTGACAATTGCAGCAGACGAGAAGGCATTTATCAAGTTCTTGTTTAAGTCGATTCCACGACCGAGTCACACCACGACCACTGATGGTAAATTCTTTTTGGTCTGGTGTTATAAGAAGCGTTATCCAAACGGAGCAAGCCTGGTGGTTGCGGGAGTCTGAAGAACTTCAGAACAACGTTCGATTCGTTGCGTTTGGGCCAAATAGGAGAAATGATGATTCAGAAATTTGTTGATACGTTCATGAATGCGGAACAGGATGTCCGTGCCGAACTCGTGCAGGCCCCACCAGGGGGCTATCTGGATTTGGTGTCGCGACTGGTGACGTTGGTGCACGACGACAATGAGTATAGCTCACCAGACCCCGCACGTATTCACGTCATTGACGACGGAGATTACCAGGGTACGTTGCTGTTCATCATCAGTGGGAGTGGATACCAACCAAGTCGCTTTTGGAGCATCAAGGTGTCGTACGGTTCGTGTTCAGGATGCGACACCTTTGAATCGATCCGCGAATACGGTTCTGGGCCCCTGTCGGAACAGCAAGTGCAAGACTATTGGACGCTCATGCTCCATATGGTGCAGCGGATGGCCGAGGTGGAATAATGGAGCATGTGGTGGCAGGGGTGTAAGTCCGACCAGGGACCGAGAAGCTGCGGCTACTGGATGTTGTCCGCGAGCCTGATACTGCCACCACATTTCCCTTGACCTATACGGGTTCTTGGGATAGACTAGAAACATTGATTCATGCCATCAGATTGGCATAGGAGTGTATATGAGAATTACGACCAGCAGCGGAGACTACAAAATTCAGTTCGTGCATTCGTCGCACGGATTTGAGACGATCAAGCCGGTAACCCCAGGTGGATTGCGGCAATTCATCGACAACCTGGCGTGCAGCTTGCGCCGGCGCGTGTCGTTCTGCGATATCTCGCGTGTGGAGCCTGCGGATGGCGTCAATGTGGAATCGCCGGTATATGTGTCCATCGCGCAGGGCTTTGCCATCTGCTACCACAAGGACCAGTTCGACAAGAAAACGGGACGGGCATTCTCGCTCGACCGTGCGCTGTTGAACACGGAACTGACGGAGGCGGAGCAGGACGAAGTATGGGCTATGGTATGGGGTGCGTATGCGCCCACGCGCCCAAGCCTCTTCGGGCACTAATCGTATACGGAAGCGTAGACCAACGGTGGGTCATCTGTCTTGAAAACAGTCACCCCTCAGACGGGATGTGGGTTCAAATCCTACCGCTTCCGCCATTTTGTTCCATCTCGGTATGAACGAGCGCCGCTCGCAGGTCAATAGGCGGCGCCTGATGCGAGTAATAATGCTGATGATGACGATCAGCTACTTTGCGACCTGTGGGTCGAGTCGGGAAGTCGGTGCAACGGGATCGAATCCGCCAATCCGACGAACAGTGTAGACGGTGATGATGAAATTCTTTCGGAAGTTTCGTGAGTTGTCGCGTGACCACTTTGCGACCATTCGCCTGAATGCGGGCGATAGTTTGCAAATCACGTATCATGATGTCGCGAACAACGAGACAATTTTGAGCAAAACGACCATTAACGCGGAACAGGCGATGGTCATTGATGAAAGCGTGCTCTTTGAAGCCATCGTTGAAGGACGGCGCGCACTCGGTGGGTATGTACTCGAAGAATCACGGTAGGATGTAGCGGAATTGGTATCGCCCTGGTCCCGAAAACCAGCGTCCGAAAGGGCATGTAGGTTCGAATCCTGCTCTTACCGCCAACTTGTCGTAGTCTGGCTACGACATTCACAAAGGAAATAAACCGATGACCGCAACAGTCGCAGAAGGGAGCCATGTTATAGTTCACTAGGAGGTGACTACACATGGCAAAGAAAGTTCTCGCGCAGAAGTTCGACAAGACCAACAAGTCTCAGATTCGTGGAAAGGTCGGACACACTCGCACCGGTGCCTGCACAAGCAAGGGCAAGTGCAATCACGGGTTCAAGCCTCGGAGCAAGTAATAGGATGGGCAGCGCCGAACGGCCCCAACGGACTAAATCCCGATTCGGCTCCAATTTTCATGGGGCACCTACTTGGCTGTAAAGCAGAGTTCAGAAGTTGCGGACGCGCAAGGGTGCTTCACCAATTATCGGCGTGTGGCGAAACTGGTAGCACGCGCAGGGTCGAGAGCCCTGTGACCCTAAACAAGTCGTAGAGGTTCGACGCCTCTCACGCCGACCACTACATTATGGAGTTCATCGACATGGAACAACTTTATCTGGACAGAGCATGGCTCATGCGGATGGCTAAACGCGAGGAAGAAGCGAATTGTGACTTCACCGCGGGGACTTACGGACCCTCGGCCATGGCCGCCGATGCGACACGGACGCATGTGCTCCAAGTGGCGGTGTTGGAATATGAACGGAAATGCAAGCGTATTCTGGCTCGTTGTCAAGATGGTGACCACCCTGATGAATTGGCCGAGGATATCGCACTGATCCTTGGGGTGAAGCTCGTAATGAATGAATGACGCATGTTGTTTGGAGCCAAGTGGCTGAGGCAGAAGGCTGTGAACCTTCGCTGCGAAAGCGGCATAGTGGGTCCGAATCCCATCAAATAACCCAATCCTAAATATGCGTATGATCCATTTTACCACGTTCTTAGCGGAAGAATACCAGATGCGGCTCATCCAGCAGAAGGATGCCGCGGATCTGTTAGCGAAAAACCACTATTTGGGACGAATGCCTCGCGCGGTGATGCTTGTGGCGGCCGTCTTTGAGGATGCGAATCCGAGTCCCGTCGCCGCGATTTTCTTCAGTCACCCCGCGTCAAAGTGGTCGGTGCCGGTGTTGGAACTGACGCGCCTGGTGCGCAGTCCCGAATGTAAGATGTCCTTGACGCAATTGGTGTCGTTTGGATGTAAGCAGTTGAAGCAGGACAAGAACCTGCCGCAGCTACTCATTTCCTACGCGGACCCCGAAGCAGGACACCATGGTGGGATCTACCAGGCGTCGTCGTGGAACTTCCATGAGAAGCGCAAGACGTATGTGGACGGTGCGTATGTGAACGGAGAGTTTGTGCCCTGGCGGACGTTGAAACACCGCTATGGATTTTCGTCGCCAAACTCCGTCCAGAAGCTCCATCCTGAACTGAATATCGAGACGCACAAAGCGGAGGGGAAATACCTCTACTGGCGTGCGCTGGATGGACGAGCGGAACAAGACGCCAAGAAGGTCGGATTAGAGAAGAATCCCTATCCGAAACCTGGCGAGGTATAACGGAAAAAGACCGGTTGGTCGAGGGTGGCGCTTGCTAAGCGTTCTGGGTCTAACAAGGCTTCACAGGTTCGAATCCTGTTTTTTCCGCCACGATAGAAGGTGAATATGTTCGGTGAGAAGTGGGATGTTCGGTTCTTGCAGATGGCACGGCTCGTGTCCACCTGGAGCAAGGACCCGAGCACTCAGACGGGTGCCGTCATTGTGAGCCCAGAGAAGCGCGTTATCTCCGTTGGCTTTAATGGATTTCCGTCGGCGATGCCAGATGAACGAGCGCACTACGCGAACCGCGAGGAAAAGTATTCGCGGATTGTGCATTGTGAAATGAATGCGTTGATCTTGGCGCCTGGTCGAATTCCGTGGAACTCGGTGTTGTATACGTACCCCTTCATGTCTTGTGACCGATGCGCGGTGCACATGATTCAGGCAGGGATTCATAACTATGTGTATCCTGCACTGACGCCCGAGCATGAAGCTCGATGGGGTGCCGCAATGACCAAGACGCACCAGTATTTTACTGAGTGTGGCTGCCGATGCACCGAATACGCTTTAGACTTACTGTAAACTGGTCGCGAGTTTGTTGGATTACCATCGTGGCAAGCCTCATACTCAACCAAGGAATGTGCACCATGATTCATGACAAATTTTTCCAGCACCCGTGCAACCCCATCACGCTCGCTAACTGCGAGCCATAAGAGCACTTGACCTCACCCGTCAAGTGTGCAACACTTGTTGGGGAATGGGGTCAATGTAACCTCGCCGCTTTGGAAGCGGTTGGATGTCGGTTCAAGTCCGACTTCCCCAAGACTATATCGAGAATTGGTGAAGTGGTATCACATCTGCTTTGGGAGCCTAGGTCGTCAGTTCGATTCTGACATTCTCGACCATAACGCACGTCACAGGAGAACATGATGAATAGTGAGATTGAAAAGGATAACGGATATACCATTACGTATCCTGATGGGCAAGACCCTGCGGTGCCGAATTTCGCTATCGAGACGACGCCCGATCCTGATTATACCATCATTGATACGGATGGGACCAAGATCGATCCGACGCAACCGCAGACCGCACCGACCGCGCACCAGACGATGGAAAATGCGCAGAAGCGGCTCCATGCGTTGCAGCAAATTCGCGAAATGATTCGTCGCGGCAAGCGGGCGCGAATGCTCGCGGAGCATAAGCGGAAGCAGAAGCCAAAGAATCGTGCCAAGGCGAAGAGCGCCGCGGCCTCACGAAAACGTAATCGATGATACAAGGATTCTCAATAGCGTGCTTGATTTTTTTGAGCTACACTATTGTTGCGGTAAACACGATTGCGATTTCGAAACGGAACTATCTCCCGACCATTATCAGTTCAACATTGTTCATGGTCGTGAACTTCTTTCTCATTCAACATGTCGCCGAAGCGAAAACGCTGAGTGAGTTCGTGGGATACTGTATCGGGGGCGTCACGGGCGATGTCTGTGGCATCTGGGTGAGTACGAAACTGAAGATCGGATGAACGTCATGTGGGCCTGTGAAGGAAACTGGCAAACCTGTCTGACTTAGAATCAGGCGATTTTGTGGGTTCGAAGCCCACCGGGCCTACCATTTTGACAACACTTGTTGCGGGGAATGCTGGTGCAATGAAGCTCTCATAAGGCTTCTACGGCGAGTTCGATTCTCGTCCCCGCTACCACAACGGCCGAGTGACGGGAACTGGCATACCTCGCTGCCTTAAAAGTGGCGGATTGTGGGTTCGAAGCCCACCTTGGCCACTATTTTGGGTCGTGTAAATAATCATGAGGTGATGTATGTATTCTATAGCAACACGAGTGAGTGATTGGGTCCGCGAGTATAAGCCCTACGCAGTAGTATTTGTCTTAGGAATTCTTGCGCATGGCGGCGCTGTAGGTCTCTGGAACCATTACCATCCATTCACCCCACAAGTCATTACCAAGACACTGGAACATACGACGACGGTGTTGGTCCCAGGTCCGATCACGACCACGACCGTAGACAAGCTCGTCTACATCAAGGACAAGACCGAAGCGAAGGCGCTGCTGCAAGAAAACGCGAAGCTGCACGTCAAGGTGAATGAACTGACCGAAACGCTCGCGTCCGCGACATCGCATGGTGGTGGACCCGTGGAACCCACCATTGTGACGGTGACTCAAGATGTCCCGACACCCGTGCATTTCAAGGATTGGCGGTTGAACTTCACGAGCGATGGGAAGGTCGCCGCGTATGACCTGACCCAGAAATTTGAGGTCATCAGCACGACGGGGCGCGACAAAGCAGGGAAACCGCTTGCATTGGTCAAGTTGTTTGAGGTGGGACCAGGGACCAAGAAAACGTTGATTCCGTCAGAAACAACTGCGGTCCTGACCGATGATACGCTTCCAAGCTGGCATGTGAGTCCCGCTATTATAGCGGGATTTATAGCGGGATACGACGTAGCAGGGCCCGTGCATTCTACAGCGAAGGGTGGTCTGGTGGGTGTGCAATGGTTGAAGCGAGGTCGGACCAGTTCCGCAGAGGATAGCGTGCTCGCACTCGCGACCCCTGTGTACATGATTAGCGCGACTCCACAAATCGGCGTGCTTCCATTCTCGGTTAACCTGGGACATATCAAGCATCAGCCGTTGAAGGACCTGTGGCTTTCACCGTATGTGGGAGCAGGGTTCTCGTCCTTTACGACAATACGTACCGTGGGGGTCGCGATCACCGCGACATTCTAGGATGGGGCAATTCGGAAGCAAGGGCGGACTCAAACGGTTGGCGCCCCTCAAGTCTACGGCGGGGTCTTCTAATGGCCTAGGAAACCTGACTTTCAATCAGGATAATATCGGTTCGAATCCGTTTCCCGCTACCAAAAAAACGGGAGTGCCCGAAAGCACTCCCGTGGTAAACCGACAGCGTGATTAGACGCTGGCGGGATCAGCGTTGAACTCGTGCGTGACGACTTCAATGATGAGTGTGTTGTTTGCGTTGCCACCAGTCAAATCTGTCCCACCAGTGTTGATGAGCGCCACGGCGATACCCTGACCGATGATGCTGGTTGCGTTCGTGGAGATGATGTTGACCACTGGACCGCCGACAATGGCGAACGAGACGTTCGCGCCGATAGCGACGTGGAAGTCTGCGGAGTTCGCGCAGACGGGACCCGAGGTGTTGCCGTAGAAGAACTCCAAGAGTGTAACGGACCCGTTGGCCGTATACGTCCCCGCGGCGACGTTTGCAAAGGCGCCGACGGAAACGACCTGGTAGTAATTCTTTGCGTTATCGGGTGCGGGAACGAGAGCGATGGGCACAGTGTTGAGGGTGAGAACCTGTGCGTGGGGGACGACGAAACGCCACCGCTTGAGACCGACATTTTCATGCTTGAGTGCTGCTGCCATAGTTGGATACTCCTAAGTCACAGTTAGTGGCATAATTCAACTCTATTTAGCAGATCGGTATGTGGCACTATCTTTTAGTGGCAGGAAACTTGGTTCTCAACCAAAGAACACGGGTTCGATTCCCGTTAGTGCTACCAGTAGAACGGGTTAGAGTTTTTGGGATGCAGTTAGCTAGGGTGGAAGTGATCATACTGCCCTCGCCGTATCGTTGGGCCCGACGTAGCATCTTGTTTCTGTGTCATGAACGGAAAACTATGGGCACAAATTTATCGGAGCGTGGCGTAACTGGCAGCCGCAGCGGTCTCAAAAGCCGTCGCCCTAAAAAGCGTGTGGGTTCGACTCCCTCCGCTCCGACCATAAGCAGAATAAATATGGCTGATAGACTTGAGGGTAATGACTGGATGGGCGGCGTCGTGTGTGTCGTGTGTTGGACGCTCCCTTGCGGATGCTCACGTCTTACGCGCGTACTTGAATGGATACAGAGGAAATTGGGTCATGTCATTACACAAAGGCATCGAGCGCGGCAAAGAGCACAGGCAGCCATACAGGCACGGCGCCTCCGTCTCGCGCGCGTGCAGGCACGGCGGCAATTGCCCGTGGTGCCAACAAAATCGGACGATACAGACGACGCGGATGCGGATTGCGCTCCGCGACCATTTGCGGGATTCGACTGGCACTGATGAGGAATAGTCTATGAGTCTTTGGTGGTGCACCAAGTGTAAGTGTTTGGTGGGTGGGTCTAATACGACCTGTACGTGTCCGACCTGCGGCACGTGGCTTTCCTATGCACAGGTCACACCCCCGCCGACGCTGCCGACTCCAAAAATCTGTTGGTGTCAAACGCTCTATCAATCGGGCATGTCACAATCGAGCCGGTGTTCGGCGTGCATTGCGAAAGAGTGGGCGGAACAGAAAGTGCGTATCACAGAACTCGAAGCAGAACTTGACAATTTGTATCGGCAGAGAGCATATGAACCAGATTAACCTTTGTTCGTTCGTCGGCTATCGCCCCTTCAGCAGCTATTGGTGGCGGGAACTCGGTCGCTATGTGGTCGTTGGATGGTGGCGAGACATTGCCACGTTCTATCGTCGTGGGCGGTATGGTTGGGCGCCACGCGATACCTGGAGCCTTGACTACTATCTGGCACAAGTGCTCGCGGGTACATTGACACACCTGAGTGAACATGGTCATGGGACACCTGGGACATATCCCTATCATCAGGCCATGGTCCTGACCGCGGACGGACCACGATTGTTCGATCCTCTAACGGACAACTACACGGATGTGATTTGCGACCACGAATTGTGGCGCGCGGATCAGGCGCGGTGGGCCAAAGCCTTTCAGGATATACTCAAGTCGTCTCACCAGGATGATGTCAACAAATGGCTGGACGAAGAAAAACGGGCGTATGACGCCGTGTCAAAGGCGCTACAGGAAATGTCCCCCTGGTTTGGATCGTTGTGGGACTAAGATGACGTGGACTATCCGACATTATGTGATTGTGCGAGAGGATCTTCCACCAGGGGTTGTCGCAGCACAAGTGGCGCACGCCGCGGGGATCTCCGCGCATCACAGCGATTGCAACCCCTCGGAGGCGTCTGTCGTGGTACTTGGGGCACGCAACACGCAACATATTCATGCGCTTGCGCGCCGATTCACGAATTGGGGTTTGTCGCATGTGCAAATTCATGAGCCCGATGCGCCGTGGAATGGCGCGTTGATGGCGATTGGATTGCCACCAACGAACCAACCGAATTTTTCACACTATTTTCAGGATTTAGAGTTGCTCTATGCGAAGGACAGGACTATGAGACGCAAACGTTCTACGAAAATTTAGCCAGTATGGTCTAACGGAAAAGGCGCGGAGTTTCTACCTCCGATGATGTGGGTTCGATTCCTGCTACTGGCACCATCCTCTTGTGGGTCTGTAGTTCAATGGTGAGAACCTCCGCCTTTTAAGCGGCCCAATGTCAGTTCGAATCTGACCAGACCTACCATCCTTCACATAGGCGTCTAAATATGAGCATGAAAACCTTCCGTGCGTATCTCGCGGAGCTTGGAACCGAGAAAGCGTTTCACCACTTGCCCGTCGATAGTCAAATTGGCTGCGACCCGTGGACCGTGCGGTGGGCGGAAGAACTGAACAAGGCGCAGCGTCGGATCTCCGCGCAGACGCCGCGCGTGCGCATTGACCCGCAATTGGTGACGCCGACACAATACGAAGTGGACGCTCGGGCCATCGACGCGATTGCCAAGAACTGGCCTGAGGATGATTGGAAAAGCAAAGCAGATGACCCCATTGCGATCTATCGGAAAGCCGGTACCAATTACGTGATCGACGGACACCACAGACTGGCTACGGCGTTGAAGCTCGGAAAACAACCATTCGGCGTTATTATACCAGCACTATAAGCTACTGGACGCACAACACAAT